ATAAAGTCACTATTTGGCATCTTGCCAATGTTCCAGAACCTAGTATTGATGGGCGTGGCAAATCCTGCACCCCTGCATCAGATGCCATACCCCCAGTGCAAATCATGCACCCCCCCATAGCACGAGATGCCATCAAACAAGATGTAATTAAACAAGATACAAATAACAATATAAATAAAGTTAGTAAACAAAAAACCAAGAAAAAGATTTATTCAGAGGAATTTGAGCTTTTTTGGCAGAAATATTTAAGAATTAAAAAAAGAGCATCTGGTCAAACAAAACCACGAGCCTTTCAAGAATATTGTGTCGTTATGAAAAGTCATTCATCAGAAACACTTGCTTTAGCTTTGCAAAGAGCTATAACTGATCAGCACCAAATCGAAAATAAAGGAGGCTTTGCCTCACCTTTTCCTGACGCTTATCGTTGGTTAAAAAACGGAAGTTTTGAGGCTTACCTACCAAGCTCAGTTGATTTGCCAAAACAAAATTGGGAGAAAGATAAATCCCAAGATTCAGAATTACCTTTTTAACTTGCCATGAAAAAAAAAGAATTAGAACCAAATTGGAGAGATTTACAAGTTTTTTGCAATGTCAAATGTAAAAAACCTAAAGGTAATTTAGTTTTTAGAGCATATGTTCCAAGAAATAAAAATGATAATTGGACAACTTTGTTTCAAACAGTTTATTTTGTAGAGAGCAAATGAATAATTACAAAAGAAAACTTACGGAAAAAACCATAAATTTTTATCCACCTGACAAGGATTGCTATGCTTGCTACGACACAGGAATAGTTAATAATTCAGATCGTTTAGTCAATCGACTATATTGGCACGACTATGATATTGATGAAAAAGGCAGAAAGTTTGCTGGCTCTGATGCTGCCATAATCTGTCATTGCAAAAGAGCTTATCAACAATTAGATGAAGAACAAAATGTTATCTCAAGTGGTTATAGAGACTCTTTAGGTAATATTAAAACCATCGTAACTTCCAGTGGTGAGCATACTTTAGGCGTTTCTCTATCTAAAGATGAAACCAGGATGTTGCATAATAAAAGAAAGGAATCTTGGCAACAAAGTGTTAAATTAATGAACAAATATCGATTGCAAAATATAAAAAATTCAAAAAAAGAACTGCCATATTTTATACAAACTGTCAAAGAAGCTTTAAAAAATACCCCCGCCCTGTTCTCATTTCCATCAGAAAAAGCTACTGTTGAATCAATGAAACCCAATCAAAGTGAAACACCGCCTTCCGAAAAACCTTCTTTATGAGTCGGCTCAAGCAAGAGAAAAGAAGGAAAATATAGAGTTTTCAAAAAAAAATCCTTATCCTGTGCCTCTTGCAAACTTGATGAATTATCCTTGGCCTGTTCATATGAATTGGGGTGATTGGTATTTGAATGAAAAAACTTACTCACTTGATTTAATGCCTGATTGCCACTTTGGTATTTGGGATCACAGTGAACCGCTTTATTCAATAAATTTACTTCAAGTCTGTTCTGCCAATGATATGATTAGGTGGTTTTTTCATTTGCATGGTAAAAACCCTTATATTTATGGAGAAAATCTAATATCTGATCTTTTTTATGCTTTTTATGAAATATATAACGATTTTAAATTTGATCTTCAAAAAATGGGTCAAATAGTATGCCCAACTGCCGTTGTCAATAACCACATCAAAAAATATAATCAATTCAAAAACGTAGCATGAAAATCAACGAACTTAAAAACGATCACAAAAATGCAAGAAAAAGAACTGATCGTTCCTCCGCTCTGATAAAAGAATCGTTGGTAAAATACGGTGCTGGTCGTTCTATAGTTATCGACGAAGAGAATCGAATCCTTGCTGGTAATGGAACAATTGCTGGAGCAAGAGCAGCTGGTATAAAAAATGTCAGAGTAATTGAGACCGAAGGCGATGAAATTATCGCTGTAAAAAGAAAAGGACTCTCTGAAGATCAAAAAGTAGGTCTAGCTTTGGCTGATAACAGAACCTCCGACTTATCCGAGTGGGATAAAGAAATGTTGCATCAGCTCTCAGAAGATCACGACGTTGAACCCTGGTTTACAAAAGAAGATCTTGCAGAAATACTTGGCGAGCCTGATATTATCCCAAGCGAAGGTTTAACCGACCCCGACGAGGTACCTGAAACTCCTGAAACTCCAACTGTTCAATTTGGTGAGGTTTGGAAACTTGGAACTCATAAACTTTTATGCGGAGATGCAACTGACTTAAATCAACTACAGCCATTAATGGAAGATGAACTAGCAGATCTTTGGCTTACAGATCCTCCTTACAACGTAAATTACGAAGGAAAAACCGCAGATAAACTAAAAATACAAAACGATCAATTTGCAAATGAAGAGTTCCGAGAGTTTTTGGCTTCGGCTTACACGACTGCTTATAATTATCTCAATAACGGTGCTTCCTTTTATATTTGGCATGCAGATTCAGAGGGTTATAACTTTAGAGCAGCGGCAAAAGATGCTAATCTGCAAATAAAACAGTGCTTAATTTGGGTAAAATCATCAATGGTTATGGGTCGCCAGGACTATCATTGGCAACATGAACCTTGCCTTTATGGTTGGAAAAAGGGTGCTTCTCACTTTTGGAATGCAGATAGAAAACAAACAACGGTTCTTAAATTCGATAGACCAAACCGTAACAAAGAACATCCAACAATGAAACCTGTTAATCTTTTTCAATATCAAATGTCAAACTCTTCAAAGCCAAATCATATAATTCTTGATACATTTGGTGGCTCAGGCACAACTTTGATCGCTGCTGAAAGAATACAAAGACAAGCTCGCCTTGTTGAACTTGACCCAAAATACTGCGATGTAATAATTAAAAGATGGGAGAATTTCACTGGAAATAAAGCAGAACGTGTAGTATTTAACTAAGAACTACATTTTATGGGCAAAAAAGGTACACAAGCAGAGACGATTGTCAGAGCTCAACGGTTCGCTCGAATAATTGCTAACGGTGGTCGTCGATCCGATTGTGTTCGTTATGCTTCCGAGAATTGGGGGGTGGGAGAAAGAAGCGTTGCTAAGTATTTACAGATTGCTAGGGAGGAGCTGAAGAAGGATTGGGATATGGAACGACCTCAGATGATTGCCGATCTTTTGGCTCAATGTAGCACCTTACAGATGGAAGCTAGAAGGTCTGGACAATTTCATATTGCTCTCGGTGCAATTAATACTGCAGCTAAACTTGCACACTTGGTCTCATGAGTCTTTTAGAAACTGTCTCGCAAGGCCATGTTTTATTTGAAGAAGGTTTTAGTTATATTCCCTCGTCAAAAAATGTAATAAAAAAAATTAAAAGTAAATTACTTCCTCACCAAGCATCTTTTTGTGATGATACGAGCCATCGTAAACTTGCTCTCGTTTGTGGTTTTGGTGCTGGTAAAACTTATGCTTTAGTTTCTAAAAGTATTATTCTTGCCTGTATGAATGTTGGTCATATATCTGCTATTTTTGAACCCACGTCGCCAATGCTCCGGGACATTTTAATGCGAACAATGAACGAGCTTCTTGAGGAGTGGGAGATACCATACACTTTCAGAGCTTCGCCTTTGCCGGAATACCAACTTACCTTTGAAGAAGGAACACATACGATCCTACTAAGAACCATTTTGACTTATCAAAGGCTAAGAGGACAGAACCTTTGTGCGGTTGGTTTTGATGAGGCCGACACCGTAAATAAAAGAGACGCAGAGCAAGCGATGAACATGGCTCTTGCAAGATTAAGGTCAGGCAATATTCAGCAGTTTTATGCAACAACAACTCCCGAAGGTCACGCCTGGGCTTTTGAGACTTTTGAAAAGAACGCAAAGGAGGATACAAGGTTAATAAAAGCAAAGACAAGTGATAATCCTTATCTGCCTGAAGGTTTTATTGATTCTCTTTTAGAAAACTATCCACCGCAACTGATCCAAGCCTATCTCAATGGAAACTTTACAAATCTTACAAGTGGAGCTGTGTATTCTAGATTTGATCGTAATAAGCATTTGGTTGACAATATTCCCTTTGATATTAAGATGGAAACTCTTTTAATTGGGATCGACTTCAACGTGATGAATTGCAATGCAGTGGTTGCAGTAAAAGACGGAGAAAAATTGTTTGTATTTGATGAGATTACAAAACAAAATGATACAGATGCTCTGGCTCAAGAAATTAAAAGAAGGTATCCTACGAACAGAATATTAGTTTACCCGGATGCTAGTGGTGCTGCCAGATCAACGATCAACGCTTCAAAGACAGATATTGCAATTCTCGAAGGCTACGGTTTCTCAAGCATGGCATTACGCAGTAACCCACCGATCAAAGACAGAGTTCAAACCTTACAAGCACTCTTGGAGAACAGCAAAGGATGGGTGCGTTTGGCGATTCATGCCCGTTGCCGACGCTTAGTAGAATGCTTGGAGTTGCAGAGTTACGATGAAAAAAGTGGAGATCCAGATAAGCAGAACGGATATGACCATCTTAACGACGCTTTAGGTTATCTTGTGTTTAGAGAATTTTCAATTACTCATGCAAGGGCAGGTCGACGAACTGGTATTAGAATATATTAAAAGTAATGATATTATGAGGTAAAACCGTGTACAGCTCCTTAAATATTTACAACCAACCTGTAACTTTAGCTCCTACAACGGTTGCCTCTCCTAACTCTGCCTATCAAAGAATGGCTAATTTTTGGGGTTTAATTGAGGATTTGAAAGAGGGAACTTATAAAATACGCAGCGAACACAGAAAATATTTGAGTCAGGAGCCTCGTGAGACAGATGATGCATACGACACTCGACTTTCAAGATCAACCGTTGTTCCTTATTTGCAACGAATAGAAAAAATGTTGTCGGGAATGTTGGTGCGAAAGCCTGTCAGACTTGACGACG